CTACAACATCATTTTATCAAGCATATCCACCGCCGCATCCGTGGTGGAGGGGTACAGGTGCCCGTATGTCCGAAGGGTGGTTTGCACGTCCTCATGGCCCAGTCTCTCCGACACCAGGAGGATGGGGACGCCGTTGTTGATGAGCAGCGAGGCGTGGCTATGCCGGAGGTCATGCAGCCGTATCTTTTCCATCCCGGCGGCGGCACAGCCTTTTTCCATCTGCTGATGGAAGAAGGACTTCGTATAGGGGAACAACCGGCCATCCGTATCCGGTTCATATAAGGCTGCCTGATACTTCCGTATCTCATCACACAGCTTTGGAGGCAGGGGCAGGGTTCGGACGCTTTTGGGCGTCTTTGGCTCTGTGATGACCTCCCGGCCATCAATCATCTGGAAGGACTTCGTAACGGAGAGGGTGCGGGCCTCCAGATCAATGTCATCCCATCCCAGGGCCAGCAATTCCCCAATCCGTAATCCTGTCCAAAAGAGGACAGACAGGCCAACGCGGGCCGGGAGTTTGGGGACGCAGACGATAAAGCGGTTAAATTCCTCGGCGGTCCAGAACTTCATCGCCCCGGCGTTTTTCTTTCCGATAGAGCCAGCGACACGGGCCGGGTTTTCCGGCAAGTGATAGTATCTCACCGCATAATTGAACACGGCGGAAAGCTGGTTATAAATCGTTTTGATGTACGTCTGTGCCTTGCCGCTTTTCATCAATTCTGCCTGCCAGCGGCGCACATGGTTCGGGGTTATCTTGTTCAGTGGAAGGTTACCGAAAAAAGGAAGGATGTTCCCCTCCAGGATGTATTTCTTGCTTCGCATGGTGTTTTCCCGTAGGCGCGGCTCCATATCGGCAAGGTATAATTCCACCATGGAGCGGAACGACATATCGCACGTCCTGGCGCTGGTACGAAGGAATTCTTCTTCCCAGGCTTCTGCATCCTTTTTGCGGGCAAATCCCCGCTTCTTTTTCTTGCGGCGCGTCCCGGTCCAGTCCTCATAGTAGAACTGGGTATACCACGTCCCTCGGTCCGCATCCTTGTAAGCTGGCAAAAAAGTCACCCCCAATCGGTAAATAACCGTTGACATACGTGTTAATACGTGCTATAATAAGAGCATAGGGAGGGCAGAACATGAAAGTAAGCGAGGTCAAGAAAATGCTCCGGGCCAATGATTGCTACTTCTACCGGGAAGGCAGTCGGCACGAAATCTGGATAAGCCGAAAGACCGGGAAGAAATTTCAAGTCCCACGGCACGGAACACATGACGTTCCCCCAGGAACCCTAAAATCAATCAAGGACAGCGCCGGGATTGAGTAAATCCCGGGCGCTTTCCCCCATAGAGCGAAAGGAGAATTTCTATGGCGAAATACGCATACCCCGCAATCTTTACCCAAGAGGAAAGCGGCTACTCCGTGAAGTTCCCCGATATTGATGGATGCTTCACCAGCGGCGAGACTTTGCCGGAGGCCATGGAAATGGCGGAGGATGCCCTTTGCCTGATGCTTTACGATCACGAAGAAGATGGAGAGGAAATCCCCCCCGCTTCTGATGTGAAGTCGGTGCAGGCCGGTACCAGCGAAGTTGTATCCCTGGTTTTCTGTGATACGGTGGAGTACCGGAAACTGTATGACAATAAGGCCGTCAAGAAAACCCTCACAATTCCGAACTGGCTGAACACTCTATCAGAGCGGGCCGGGGTAAATTTCTCGTTTGTGCTTCAAGAGGCCCTGAAAGCCAAACTGGACATCCAGTGATAAAAGCCTCCCCTCCGGGGGAGGCTTTTATCATCCGGCCAGCTTGTGCCGGTCATGGCGGGCAGCCTTCAACCGCACACGCTCGGACTTTTCATAGGCGGAGATGATGGCAGCCACCTCCCCGGACGCGGCTACATCCCCGGCAGACAGGGCCTTATCATACTGCCGCTGGAGGTCAGCGAGATAGGCAACGTGCTTTTGGGCGCAGGATGGGCAAAGACCGGAAACAAGGTCCGCACAATTCGTTTTGCCGCCGCAGGTCCGGCAGGGCAAATAACCGATTTTCATGGCAATTCTCCTTGTGGAAAAGTCTGTGGAAAACTGGAGGGGCGGGGAAAATAGGGTGTAATTTTTACACTGTATTTTCAAAATAAGGTGCGTATTTACACTGTATTTCCCCGAATAGGGTGTAAAAATTTCAGTGGAATTTTTACACCCTTAATAAAACAATAAGGTATATATAAAACACTAAGTAAACAGATATGATGTTGATGCTGTTCTTTCCTACGCGCGCGAGGCGGAGCGAAGGGACAGTTTACTTTTTCCCATGGGGACTACGCCAAAAATCAGGGGGTGGGCGAATTACACGGCCTTCATACCAGGACCGGGGCCAACTTCCTTAAAAGCTGGCCCTGCCAGCCGTGCCACCGCCTCCTGTAACCTGCCAATGAAAATAAGCTGTTCCCGCTCTGGAAGCTGCTCATACAGGTCCAACATCTCACGCCCATTCTCGGATATTCCGGGGATGGGCGCTTTTCCTGCTTCTTGGGTTACGGCTACCACATCTGGGGAGGATGAACCCGCATCAATCACCAGCGGATCATCCTTCCCGGTCAGCAGATAAAGGACAGAACACTCCAGCATCTCCGATAGCGGGACAATGTGCTGGGCGGGGATGTCCCTCTCAAGTTTGATATAGCCAGAAAAAGTGGTGTAAGGCACACCAATCCGCTCTGCTGCTGCCTTTTTTGTGATGCCCAAAATGCGGAGGCGTTCAGAAATGCGCTCGTTGATGCTCATTTGAGTATTCTCCTTTTGTTGGAAATATCCAAAAAGGTATTTTATGCTTTTGTGCATAATGTCAAACCTCAAAGAAATCGCTCGAAAGGGTTGCAAATCTCTAAAACGGTGATATAATGCACTCATAAAATCAATTTGATAAATTGATAATACGCAATAAGGAATTTAGGCCATGGGCCGGAAAGGAAATAGACATGGAAAAGTTATTTATCAGAGGCAACCGGAACGGGTACGACACCGAGCAATGCGGGAGGACCTTCACCGTGGGCGAGTTAATTGCCTTCCTGGAGGACTTCGATGAGGATATGCCGGTCTACCTCTGCAATGACAATGGCTACACCTACGGTAGCATTGAGGAAAAGGACATCTGGACCGAGGAACACGAGGACGAAGAATAACCCACCTGATGAGGGCTGGACGGTACCCAGCCGAAACCACCCGGCAGCCAGCCGGGGCGGGTCGTGGGAAACCACATACCAAAGATTGGAGGACATAGCTATGACAGTTGTTAACAACAAGCAGGCAGCTTGGGATGAGGTCAACAAGATTTTCCCCACCGACTATGAGCATGATACCAGCCGTAGCGAGCGGGCCGGTTATCCGATTTATTATAGCACCGCCGATGGCATAAACGCCTGGATCAGTGACTTGGGCAACCGCCTGGAGGTCAACCTTCCGAATGGCGAGAGCGTCAACATCTGGATTGAGGAAGCCAACACCGAGCAGCTTCCCGAACTGACTGCTGAACGGCGGGAGGTTGCCAAGCGGCTCCAGCGCATCACCTTCTACTACACCGAGGAATATGTTCAGGAGATGAACAACAAGGCCAAAGAGGATGAAGCAATTAAGGCCATGCAGGATGCCCCACAGGACGGCCAAATCAGGTGCATGGTTTTGACAGCCGAGCATAATGCCAAGGTGATGATGGATTGCATCAAAGACCTCATCCGAGCCGTGGAAATCCTGGGAAACCGCCACGAAGATGTGGACGAATGGATGCTGGCTGGGATTACCGCTATGCTGGACCGCATAGGCAAAATGAAAGTCATCCCCTTCAACCTCCCCGCCTCCATTTGTGGGCTGCTGGGAGCGCAGTACAGAAAATAACCAATCATCCCGCCCCGGAGGTCACGAGGGCAAAGGAGGAATTTATCTGTGAACGCTGATATTATTGAACGCCTTCGAAACTCTGGCTGGCATAACGACTTTTTGTATTTCATGGGTCTTTTGCCCTCTCCCTGTCCTGACCCGTTTTCGGGAACGGTCAAAGAAGTGGCCCGGTACGCCACTTGCACAACAAACCGCCCGCCCCGGAAGTAACGAAAGCAGAAAGGAATAACATGAAAGATTACAAGTATATCCGCGCATGGGGGATGATGCTCCATTCGTTCCCGGACTACATCGAGAAAGAAGTTGAGAAAGCCCGCCGAGACGGTGCGCCTGAAACTGCTATCTATCTCTACGGCGATGGTACCTGGGCAACTTTCGAGAGCATTCGGCTGGTGGGTACCAAAAAGAAAATCCAGGCCCTTATACGGGATATGGAGAAGTAAGCCGAAACGAGCCCCAGGCTCGTCGCCGGGAACCGCCCCACCCGGCCTGATGATGGCAGGGCAGAAAGGATAACACACCATGATGGTTGATAAAAACGGCATCGAAATCAAGACGGGCATGATCGTGGAAATCACGGGGGCCTATTTCAAGAACGACAATGGCCTGTATTTCGTGGATAGGTCCCCCCGTGACCCCTCCTGGATTGGTTCGGACTACTCCCTGAAGAAAATCTCCAAGACCGGGAAAATCAGCAGAGCAAAATATAGCACTTGCTTTTGGCCCATCATGGTGTTTACCACCGACCGTTGCAAGGCAGCCGAGGCCCATCGCTGGAACGAGATACACGCTCAAATTGAGGTCAAAACCATTAAGAACATGGCCGAGGTCGCGGCCCACTTTGAGAAGAAAGCCGAGGACCTGACCAAGTACATCCACCGCAGTACATACGATTTTGGGGAGGATTCTCCCCATGTGGTGGAGCAGAAGGCGATACAGGCCCATTACAGGGCTGTGGCGGCATCTATCTTCCAGCAGAAAGGAGGGCCGCAGGATGAGTAACACGCCCTATTTCCCCCCGCTATGCGGAGATGTGATGTGTGGAGAGTGTGAAATCAGGGCCGAATGTCCGTCATGTGGGAAATACCAGCGGAACCGGCGGGACTTCACTTTTACATCCGGGCGCTGTCCCAGGCTCCCCGACCGGCGGGGATTTGTGGAAAAGGACCATCGCGAATTGTATGCGGCCACTTTCCCCATCATCCATGCGGAGCGCGGAGAAGAAGATGCAATATACCTAACCCTTATGCTTCCGGGACAAAAGCGGGGCCGCAAAGTCTACTGCACCAAAAGCGGATATTGGTACTTCCGTGACAAGGATGAGGACCTGGGACCTGTCAGGCGGATAGTAACCATCGAAGGATGCTGGAAACCCGAAGACATAATCTTCACCATGAATGTGGCCGAATCGGATTATTGCATCTTCCGGTGTAGGCTCGAAGAACAATTTGTGTAGAAACCAACCAGAAAGCCCCTAACGTCGTTTTACGGCTTCGGCAGGGTAAGGGGCCTTGTAGGGCCTTCCAGGGGCCTTATAGACCATTTCCAGTTTGGGGCTACCGATTGACTTCCGGCTTTTCGGTCAGCCCCAGGAGATAATCAACGGAACAGTCAAGCCGTGCCGCCAATTTAAGTAATACTTCCCCGTTTGGCAGAGTGCCAGACTTCCAACGGGCTATCGCACTCCGGCTTAATCCAAGTTCATCCAGTAGAGGGGTTACTTTTATCCCCATTTCAGCACAACGAGATTGCAAAATATCAAAAAACATACAAAACCCTCTTTTGTAATTTGTGCATTATTCCAAAAAGTGCTTTTTAGCGAACTTCATGTTGCAAAGTGCCTTAAAAAGCACTATAATCAATTCATAGCATTGATGTTATGAATTGATTGGAGAACCGCAGATGAGCAAAGAAAGGGAAAAAATCATCCAGAGGGCCATTGAAATCAAACTGGATGACACCTGCCTGGGGTTTTACTTCTTTTCTGCCGATGACATCCTGACCGTGGCCGGGATTGATGAGGCCCGGATACAGGAAATCGCCGCAGAACTGAACCGGCAGCCCCCAGAAGATTGACCAAGGAGGGACAACATGGGAACCAAAATTCTCCCCGTGGAGGGCCAGGTCTACACCAACCGTAACGGCTGGCGCTATCTGTGCGAGGCCGTGACGGAGGACGGAACCGCTACCATGCAGCGCGTCAAGGACGGCTGGACGATGGAGGCCCACGGCATCACCCAGCATGAGGACGGCACCATCGAATGGGACTACTCGACCGGCGGCCGGTGGGCCGTCTGACAAGAAGGGGGGCAGATCATGACAAAGAGCATCAAGAGAGATGAGGCCATCCAACTGGCCGATGGTCGGATTATGACCCTGGACGCCGCCAAACTGGGCGAGGGAAAGTATGAGGTCATGCTTTTCAATCCCCGGACCGGCCAGGAGATTGACAGCGCCCAGACCTCCACCGAGGCTGATGCCATCATCCAGTTTGACCGCTTGAAGCGGCTGTACCACCACTCCGAACCTGTTCTAAAAGGCCGCTACAAGAAGCTGGCCGAGGACCTGAAAGCCGCCCTTGCCTATGGCCTGGAGCGGGCCGGGGATGATGACGGCGGTACCAGCAACTTTGATGCCCCGTCTATCTCTCTCCCCAAGTGGGAACAGAAGAAGGTCGAGGCAGCCGCCAAGACCGCCGGCCTGGGCTGTTTCGTCTGGACCCTGTGGGGCAGCAAGTCTTTTGTGTTCCCTATCCAACGGGGAGTGGGCCAGGGCCAGACCCGCACTAATGCGGCGGAGGCGATGAGGGAATACCTGGAGAAGCTGGGCTATGATGCCACAATCTACTGCCAATCGGACTGAAAGGAGGGACAAGCTGTGATGCACTGGCGCCGCCTCGATATGAAAAATGGCTTAAAGCAGCTTTTCAGGCGCTTTTACCCGCTTATTCCCCAAAAGTTCCACACCAAGTACCGGCTAGATGGCAAGCAGTACAAATCTACTTGGTGGCAATGGTTCGGATGCTGCTGGAACATTCACCACACCCAGCTGGATGCGCCTAATTGAACACAATCTCAATGATGGTGCTGTCCTTTTTGAACTTGGTCCCCTCGCACTTGGGGCAAGGCGGCAGTCTGTCGGAAGTATCATCGAGCGTAATCCGCTGATAGCAATTCGTACAGATATACATACCCTTTCCGGGCATCTCCCCGGTTTTGAATAAATTATCTGCCATAGGTAACGGCACCTGCCTTTCTGGTAAAAAATGCACAATACCAGTAAAGCAGTATAGCACAATCTCCCGCAAATTACAATCAATTTATAAAATCAATTAGAAGGAAGGAGGGCTTTTCAGTGAAGCGGGTTCGCAAGTACACCGAGTTTGGGCTTGAAGTGGTGAACTTCTGCAATAAACACGGTATCACCAAGGAGGAACTGGCGCAGGCGGCGGGGGTACGGTATTCCACCCTCATCGGGGCCGGGGTTGACCGCGCCGCCGGCCACCAGCTTATCCCCACGGTCCGCCAGTATATGGCCGACTATGAGAGCCAGAAGGAGGGGACGGCATGAACACCGCGAAGGACAACTTCTACTTCGTAGAGGACATCATGCGGATGCTGGGCTTCTCCAAGAGCAAAAGCTATAAAATCATCCAGAAACTCAACGCCGAGTTGGAGGACAAGGGGTTTTGGGTGGAGCCGGGGCGCGTGTCCAAAAGCTATTTTCATGAGCGGTTCTATTGCGGACAGCAGTTGGACGGGAAGCCCGCGAGAAGCGCAGGCAGGACCAGAAAAGCGGTCAAGACGGCGTGAAAGGAGCAGAGCCATGGAAACCATCATCATCAATGTGGAGCCGGGGAAACGGCCTAAGAAGGGCCGCAGGATGGCATGTGCCTGGATAATGCTTACCCTGCTGGTCCTGGCCTCCACCATCACGGCCAGGGTGGTCCTCTGGTCCATCGCTATGGCAGCCTCCAGGGATGGCCTGCCGGGTGGTGAAATCACCTTACCTGCTTACTGCATTCTCCTGGTGCTGTTCGGCTATCATGCCCGCAGCTGGGTGGATGTTGTGAGGAAAAGACTGAAAGGAGTGACACGGATGCAGTACAAAGTCTGTCCCAATTGCGGGGCGCACCTGGACCATGGGGAGCGGTGTGACTGTCAGGACCCCAAGAGCGAACCCAAGCGGATCACTGTAGAGGGTGGGAGGGTGGCGGTCGTGAAACCAGCCCGCACAATGACCGGCGGCGCAGTTCGGGCCGAGGCCCAGTAGCACATGGCCCACGCAGTTCGTTTCCGCAAGGACAGCCAAAAGGAGTTTTACAACGTATTCTCCGGCTTGTGCAGCAGCAAAAGTTCATGGTCGGTATGGGCGGACTTCATAACCATGTCTGCATTGGCAATCGCTAATACATTTGACCAGGAAGGCGCTATCCATGATGAGCGGGAACGGGAGTACAAGGACATCATCAAGCGGTATTCCGAGAAGGAACTTCCAGTTTTCTCAATGCTGTTCGCATTGATGGTAAACGCCTTAGAGGATGAGCCAGAACAAGACTTCCTTGGCGAAATGTTTATGGTGTTGAACCTTGGGAACCACTGGAAAGGCCAGTTTTTTACTCCATACAGCATCTGTCGCTTAATGGGCGAAGTCAGCATTGAAGGTGTGGAGGCCCACATCGAAGAACGCGGCTGGGTTGGTATCCATGACCCATGCTGTGGAGCGGGCGCCCTTCTGATTGCCGCCAGGAATGTGATGGTACGAAAAAGGTTAGGCCCAAGGGCTACGCTTTTTGTTGCCCAGGACCTTGACCGCGTAGCAGCCCTGATGTGCTACATACAGCTATCCCTTTTAGGCTGTGCCGGTTATGTGGTGGTAGCCGATTCCATCCTCAACCCATTAGCTGGCCCCTCCCCCCTGCTTCTTACACCGTCCCCGAACCAGGAACTATGGCTGATGCCAGCCTTGTACGATGAAGTTTGGGCTGGCCGCGTTCAATGTGAAAGGATGAGGCTTCTTCTGACAAGCCTGGGCGTGATGCAGACTGGGCCGAAGCCGGAGGCCCCACAGCAGGAACCGGCGCACATTCCCCCCACCCCGGAGCAAACCGCGCCAAAAGCGGAGCAATCACCCCCGGTAGTGGAGCAGGAAACCCATGCACCGCCCCCGCCCCTAAACGAAGCTACCGGCGGACAACTTACCCTATTCTGAAAGGAGGCTGCCAACGACAATTCCCATTACGTGGCACTATCATACCAAGAAAAGCGCGGATGAGATGTTCGCCAGCGATTTGTCTCGCAAGATGCTGTTGGGCCTTGATTGGGGTGGTATGTACGGGAAAGGCGGCGAGTATCAGCCCACCGGCATTGCCAATACCAAGGGCATTGAGGTTATTGACGCTTCCACGATGGGGACCCAGTACGCCGACAGCGATGGACGGCTGACCGCCGATTTCCCGGTCTACATCAAGTCTCTGCTCATGAGCAAGAATGTGGATGACCAGTCCCTTGGCTGGGCCTTTAACAGTTTCCTGGAAGGTTATCTGATGAACCTGAAAACCACCACCGGCGATTATCTCTATCGTGATGAGATGAACGCTGGCAAGTTCCTGGGCATCCCCTATGCTACTACCAACCAGATTCCCACCTCCAAGGACGGCAAAACGGACCTGTTCTTTGGCAACTGGGCCGACCTGCTGATTGGTGACCAGCTGGGACTGGAAACCTTCACCACCATGGAAGGCTCCTGGACTGACGAAGCGGGCATTGTCCACAATGCCTTTGAGGAAAACCTTGTCGGCACCCGCGCCCTGATGTATGACGATATTGGCGTCCGCCACGTGGAAAGTTTCATCTACGTCAAGGGCATTAAGGTCATCGGATAAAAGGAGGAAATGAGACAATGAAAAGAGCCCTTTTCGGAACCGTGGCCGTACTGCCCTTTGCCAGCGGCAGTATTTTTGACCGCACCGGCTATGAGAGCGCGGTCCTGGCCGTCACCGTGGCTACCGGCAAGACCGCAACCGTGAAGGTGGAGCATTGCGACACCGAGAGCGGCACCTTTGCGGCTGTCAAGGATAGCCGCCTGTTCGTGGACAACCCCGTGGACACGGACGGCAATGCCGCCATCCAGAACAAAGCCCCCGCCGATGCCGTTGCCAATCTGGACATCGACCTGATTGGCTGCAAGGCGTTTGTTAAGATTACCGTCACGGATGGAACTGCCGGGGCGCTGGCCCTGGGGGATGCTACCGACCACCCTGTTGGGGGTGTGGCTGTTACCGTCCCCACCCCGTCCCAGGGCGGCGGCGGTGACACCTGATGGCGCGGATGTTTAAGCCCGTTGCTCCTGGCCCGACTGATAACAAAAAGGCCGCGCCCGCCAAGGAGCAGAAGGACGGCAAGAAGAAAAAGCCCAGCGGCAAGGGCGCAGAAGCGGCCCAGGACGGGCGGGAAGATTAGACAGGGTTGGGGGATGGGGTAAGCCCATCCCCCGCCTTGCGCGAAGCGTGAGGGGCAAACATGAAGAAAAAATCGTTCACGCCCGCATTGCGGGAAAGTGCGCTGTCTACTCTGGAGGCCGTCAAGGTTTCTATGGGGATTGACCTGTGCGAGAAGAATGTCCAACGGGATGCCGCCCTGGTCCAGCTTATCAATGCCGCATCCGCGTGGCTGGAAACGAGACTTGGCCGGAAATTGGGGAGGCAGACCTATACCGAGAACCATACCGCGTCTGGCACCCAGCGGCTTACGCTGGAGCAGTACCCCATTATCGGCATCGCCTCCATCACCGACACCACCGATGGTTCAGAGGTCAGCGGCTATGATTTTGCCGATGAGGGCGAAATCGGGGTGGTATATCGTGAAAATGGCTGGACGTATAAGGGCCATCGCGGAGGACTGGCCTATGACTTCATCGCTCCTATGCGCTATCTCCGTGTGGTCTACACCGCAGGATATATCTTGCCAAAGGATGCCACGGACGAAGAACCAGCGACCTTACCGGCTGACTTGGAGGCCATTATCTGGAACATGGTAGCCCAGCAATGGGCTATTGCCGAGAATGATGCCGCAGGGCTGTCCGCGTTCTCCATCTCCGATGTAAGCTGGACCTTCGATAAGAACATCAGCCAGACTTGGCAGGATGTCATTTCCCTCTATCGGCGGTGGTGATGTATACATCGGAATACTCGGCCAACATCTCCGAAGCCTCCAAGACGGCGGAACAGGCGGTTACAGATGCCACCAATGCGGCCCGCGAAATCAGCAATGAAAACTATGGGCTAATGGCTGATGACGCAGAAACGGCCTATGCTCGGATGACCCTGGGGGCAGAGGAAGCCTGGGAGCGTATGACAAAAGCGGCTGACAATGGCGCCGCCGCTATTGTGGCCTCCTTTGGAAAGATTGCATCGGCGGCCCAGTCGGTCAACTCCGCCAATGTCAGCGTGACAGGGGTTAGTATTCCCGGAAACGCTGACGGCACCGACAACTGGCGTGGCGGCTGGACACGGATGAATGAGGAAGGCGGTGAACTTGCCTATCTGCCGTCCGGTACAGCCATCATCCCGGCAGATAAAACCGATGAAATCATCAACAACAGCACAACCACCAGCACATCCGAAACTTCCTTTACCGATTCCAGCACTTTCGCCCCGCAAATAAGTATTACCCTGGGCGGCGGGGGCGGCGATGCTGACCTCCCGGAAACCCTGGGAGATACTGTACTGGATATGCTGGAAAAGTGGTACCAGGAGAAAAAGGAAGAAGAATATCACCAGCGGGCGATGCAGAGCGCACACGCCAGGAGTTAGGAGGGCAGTCATGGCATATACCATTACCGGCGAAAAGTGCGGTACGGTCCGTCTGGATGCCGCCACAACCGGCGTTATCATCAACGAAAGCATCCAGCGGAGCAGTAAGGTCACATCGAACCCGGTCGAGAAGGGCAGCGACATCAACGACCATGTTGTGAGTGACCCTATCCGCCTGACCATTACCGGCGTTACCGTCCGGGGGGATGGTCAGGCGGCCATCCTCCGCCGTATGTGGAGCGAACGGGACATCGTGGAGTATGTGGGCCGCAACCGTGTTTCCAACTGCGTCATCACCAGCTATAAGAGCGACAGCGATGCCAAGCATAAAGGCGGGTCCAGCTTCTCCATTCAACTCCAGGTTGTAAACATTACATCTTCGGAGTATGTGGAGACAGGCGAACAGATGATGAGCGATCAAGACGCGGACGCCCCGGTTGCGGGTGGAAGCGGTCAGGCGCAGAGCCAGACCAAGGCCACCAGTGCGGACGGTCTGAAAACCACCACAACCGCGAAAATATCTTCCAGTGCCTATGCCGCCTATGTCAATAGCTACCAGAACAAAGCGGCAAGCAGTTCCGGGCCGACCAGCCGGGGCGCTCCATCGTATAGCGCGGCATAAGGGGGGCCTATGGACGGTTTACAGCTTATCGACCTTGGCAACGAGGTTGAATACATCGAGATTGATACTGGGAAGGTCCCCTACACCTTCGCCGTGAAACTGGGGGACCGGACCTTTTCTTTTTGCATCCGCTGGAATGATACCGGCGGATTTTTTACTGCTGACCTCTCCATTACCAGCACCGGCGAAATGCTTGCGTATGGTGACATCATCCGGTATGGCCGCCCTCTGTTCAACGTGGTGGAGGATGAGCGTTTTCCATGTGCTTGA